TTCTGAGACTCCACGACCTTGTGCGAAATGATATGCATAGCCATCGGCCATCCAGTGAAAATAATGTATATCAAAATTCTTGATGTCTGAAGCAAACTTATTGGGCAAGTTTGATCCAAAACGCTCAAGTCTCTCATACAACAATTTCCATGCTAACGAATAGGGGTTGATTCCTACCTGCATGTCTGACATTCTTTCATGCTCGTGGTCCATCATTAATGCTCCAAAATAACGACGTCCCTCGATCAACCAAGCAAGTTCGCCATTATCGAATTTACGTGTTGTTCCCGTTGCTACGCGACGCAGCGGGCGTAATTCGTCTTTAAGTGTGGCGATAACAAAATTCCGAGGAATAATGCCTTGTTTTAATTTGGAATCAATCAACTCTATTCGCGCCAAGAGTTTAGGGTGAATCCAAAATGGTGTCTTCTTTAAGAAGTCTGGTCTAGTCCAACCATATCCGCATTCGGGGAAGCCTACGGATGTGTTGAAGTCTATTGGTGGCAAACCAAGGTCAGGTGCGCCACAAATAGCCTCCTCTATCGTAAGTACACGATATTTGGACCAATCTGTATGACCAAAAACACCAGTCCAACACCTATCGTCCAGAGCGAACGGAGGTATTGCTTTGACAATTTTGCCTTTATACTTGTCCAAGGCAATTGCCATAGGGTCAAGTCGTTGACCTTCTTCGTTTGTGAAAGGTTTGAGACGAGCGGGTCACTCCTCTACAGGCCAGGGAGGCTGTAGAAAAACCTCGTCTCTACCAATCACATCTAACGTTCCTGTAGCTACTACAGTTTCTCGTAAAACTGTATTTCCTGGGGCTACAAATTTGTGGCTAAGTGTTCCCACAAATTTCATTCCTGGATGCTTAAAAGTGGACAAAGCATTCTGAGTGAACGTTACTCCTGCGAGTTCGTCGTCGTTGAAACGATTATCGTCTGAGGGTGCTATATCGTCGGCTACTACCAACATAAGACGTGCTTGTGATTTATATTTAACTTTAATGATTTCTTCGCAACGAAGTAAATCACTTAAGAAAATTGGGGCCACAAGACACACTTTGTCAAAGTTACCAATATGCACTCCCAGGAATTTATGTTCAAAAGCATTGTTTTGTAAAACAACAGCGCCTTCACAATCACCGTCTTCTCCTTCCATACCACGAACGACGTATATTCCTTTACGGATTGAAGTTACAACCTGATCACCATCTCTTACTTCTGTCTTAGCTCTAGATAACGGGCTTATCATAGAACCAGGCACAAGCAAATGAGGCAAATCAGGCTTGCGTTTATCAATAGTACATCTAACAACTGTACTAAGAGGTGTCGTAATAGGATCATTACGCATATGATGACGCAAGAAATCTGAGTGAACTTGTAATTCAGGACAAAACAAGAACACCTGATCCGTATCTTCATTCTCGAATAATAACT